TTGCCCCTTACCACTCGCGCATCCCATGCTTTTTCTGCGGCTTGTCGCGCCTTTATCGCGTCGTCAAGGTCGGATTCAATCTCTGAAGTCGTCGCGGAATCGCGCACGAACTCGCGCAGCACATCCCATATCTGCTCGGCGGCGTGACGCAGTGTAATAGTATCTTGGTTCATAATATATGCCTCTTGTTTGTGTTAAGCCGCAATCTCATCGGAGCCTTCTTGCTCGACGATTTCGGCTGAAGTTGGGCGAGTGAAAAAACCGAATTTGGTATCTGTCGGGGAGACGCGCACACGCGCCTTGAAACTGACCTTGCAATCTTTCAGCGAATCGGTCGGCAGATTGCTCGGAATCGTACCCCAGACTTTCCAACCGTCCTCATGCTGCACGAGCATCTTCCAAGACGGGAAAGCGGAATCGTAATCGGGAGCCTTGACGCTGACGACCTTGCCGACGATGTCGATACGAGCATCGACCGTAGGAATCTCTTTGGCAACGGCATGCTGCTCTTTGCGCTGCTCTTCGACAACCTTGCGATTGACAATCTTGTCCATAAGAGTGCGGATGTATTTGGTCTGTGCGTCAGAGAGGTTGCCGTAACGGATGACCGACTGTACGATATTGCGAATGGTGTTCTCTTCGAACTTGTCGAAGTCGTCACCAGTCGTGTACATGTTCCAAACATCAGCAAGACCGGCATCGTTCAGCATCCGCTGCGCCTTGTTCTTGCCAGTCTGGAATTCGTGACCCTTGGCGATACGGGTCTTGAAGTGACGGAATACGGTAGCGTCACCGATTTGCATCTTCTCGGCGCAATCGAATCCGGTGTTGATGTAGGCGTTGGTCGGACGGTGCCAGAACTTGGCGATGTAGTTCGCCCGTGCGCCACAGATATGGCAGTCGCCGCCATGCTCATGGGTGCTGTAACGACCGCCAGTCTTCTCCATGTGCGCGGAAAACAGCCCACGCTGATATGCGAGGTCGCCAAAACCGTCGAAACGCGGACCGAAATAGTCGGCGGAAACGAAATCGTACTCTTCCGGATTGATGGCGGAAGGACGGTGGACATCGGTTCTTGCGTTAGCCATTTCGTATACTTCTGTTGGGTTACTCAACTGACGCAAGCATTATACCACACAATCTACGAATTGCAAGAAAAATAATTTCAATACAGTCAACAACTTACGATTCTGCGGTCTTTTTCTTCCCAATTGAATACTTGGAAACCAACTTCCATTCATTCTTGTTCTTGAACGGGATGACTTTGATTTGACTCAATGGCGCAACATTCGACAGAGTCTTCTGTGGGTCGACCAACCCGACAAGACCCCATTCAGCCAGAAGATTGGCGATTGTGTTGCGTCTTGCGATATCGTTTTCGGAAATGTCTGTCGGTTTGCCATCCAGTTCAAAGAGTTCCTTAAAGTGGATGATGTAGTACTTACCTTGCTTATGTAAAATGTGGCAAGATTGATACAAAATATTATCGCTCTTGGCGGCGATTCCGATTCTTGTCAGTGTTTCACGGACTTTCAGGAAATCGTCCCTTTCCTTTAAGGTCACTTCGACCAAATTTTCGACACTCATGCTATTCACCTGTGCTTGCAATTTTTCTTATTGTTTCGATTTGGTCGGGTTTCAGGATGCTGTGCATTTCATGCGCCATCTTCGTGGAGCATCCATAACACTTCTTGATTGCTTCCAAATCGTCTTGTGGGGCTTTCTTCGGCCACGGAACATACCGTCGCTTATACCCTCGCACAGTATTTAACAAAAAATCGTATTGGAGTTTCTTGTCCAATCCGGGATACACATTCATCGCATTCGCTTGGAAGACCGTATCGCGGTGATAGGACAGCGCACGGTTCACGACGAAGGCGACATACTGGTCTTCGCCCACATCCGCCAATAGCCCTTCCTGCTTCGTCTGGAGGATGCTTGGGACGATACTCTTGAACAACTCACTCATTGACGATGGTCTGTACTTCGCTTTCGGTCACAATGACAACTCTTGCACCACAGGAAAGAATCGGCTTCTCGTTTCCGGAGTAGATGACCTTAGACGGTCCGTTGATGATGACTTCATGGCAATAGGTGTTCTTCTTGCCCTTCTTGACCGTGATGGGAGGGTCAGTCCTTCCTTCCGTCTTGTTCTTGCGGATGACATGCTGATTCACATGGATATAGGTCTTCATGATTTAAAATTGCACTCCGTGATGATTTCAAGAATACAGGCTGTCAGATTCAGTTCCAAGTCCGCCGCGAAAGCCGCCTGATACTGATATCGGGCGATGATTAGCACGGCATTGGCTACGGATGACTTGTCCAGAAGAGGATAGATTACATCGTAGATGCTCCTGTAAACGCCAGAGCGCATGTCATAGCAGTTCTCCGTGACCCATGCGCGGATTGCATCGAAGTCCTTGCCTCGCATCGCCACGACCAAATCCTGCACCTTGCCGTTCGACTGGCGAAGAATACCGATGTCGATTTCACCAGTCTCTGTCGAATTGTGATATCTCTGCAATTCGAGGATTGTCTGTCTGAAATCTGGGTAATTCTTCTTGACGAGTTCCGCCACAGCCTTCTTGTCATAGGTCACATTCTCAGCATCGAGAATCTTGAATGTGCTAGACAGGAACTGCGACATGACGGCAATCTTCTCTTCCTTCGGGATTCTGAATTCGAGTTTCGTGAACCTCGACATCAGGTGAGGGGAGATGAGATTAGGGTTGTTGCAAGTGATGATGAATGTGCAATTCTTGGAGAATTCATCCATCGCAGAACGCATCGCCGGCTGTGTAGAGTTGATGTTCAACCCGTCGCCCTCATCAATGAGGATGACCTTCTTCTTCCTGTTGAAGGACACGGTCGATGCGAAGTTCTTGACCTTGTTCCTGAAGGTGTCGATTCCGGTTTCGTCCGACCCGTTGATGAACAGGTAATCGATTCCGATTTGATTGCAGAGTGCCTTTGCTGCTGTAGTCTTGCCGACTCCAGACACTCCGTAGAAGATGAGGTGAGGGACTTCTCCCTCACGCACATAGTTCAAAAGACAGGTCTTGATTTCCTTCGGGAGGATGCAATCCTCGACCGTCTTCGGTCGGTGTTTCTCCGACCACATGTATTGTTCAATTTCATTCATGATATAGGTTTCCGTTCAATGATTTGGTTTGTTCTTCATCAGATGCGCTAAGACGATTTCACAGAATTTCCTTCGCTCTTCATCGGAAACATTAAAGATGTCACTCAGATGTTTCACATAATCTTCAACATTAGAATCTTCTGTGACAACATATGGTCCGTTAACGCGCATCAATGCGTCTAATGTATGCATCTCTATTTTGTCTTGATAATTCGTTTCTCTACGATTTTTCAAGTACAACTCCAAAAGTTTCTCATCTGATTCGATACTCATGATATAGGTTCCTATTCAATTACTTCAATACGACCTTCTCCCAAAGGTCGACGAAATCGTTCTGCTGTGCGACTTCTTCTTCGAAGTTGCGCTTGTGGTAGGTCTTCGCCAACTTTCTGGCAATCTTCTTGTCGATTGCATGCTCTTCCTTCAACTTGTCGATGATTTCCTTGATTTGCTCCCTCTCACCTTCAATTCGCGTGAACGAATTGGAGATTTCAGAAAGGCAACCGAGAATCTTGTTCTTGTCTACTTCACTGGTCATGTTGTTCTCCTGTAATTAAGTTATGCTTCTGCTTCTGCGCCGATGTAATACTTCAACTTTCCGTCCACCGAAGTGAAGATGCCGATACCTTCGGTGTTCAATTGCACGGTGTACACCCTGTCTGGCATCAACAGGAAGTTCTGGACACTGAAGACCATGCGGAATCTCTTGTTGTATGACTCGTCGGAATCTACGATGATGCTACAGACATCCGAAGATGAATCCTTGACATCCCTTGCGGTCATATACACCTTGCCATCACCCTCACATTCGAAGATGTAATGCGGTGAGCCTGAAATGCTCGATGACTTGCTCATCCAAATGATGTCCTGACCCTTGAGCGAGAACTGATGGTGGATATCGATATCGCCCATCTCTTCCGGATAGCCGATGAATTCGACCGGACACAACTTCATGGAATTCTTGCGCTTGCCATCCGAGTCACTGATGACGACCTTGTCATCGGAAAATTCGACATTGGGCAAACCACCGCCATTAGCCGATGCAGTATTGTGCATCGACAACTTGCCCAAGAATTTGCTCAAGTCATAGATTCCGAAATCGGAAGGGAATGACTCTTCAACGACGGCTTCCGCCCTGACTGTCTGAGAGACCGATTCTGTCTTGATGGTGTTACCCGCCTTGACGAAAATCATCTCCTTGACGCTAGAAAAGTTCTTCAGAATCTTGATGGTCTCATTCGACAGTTTCATTATGTATCTCCGGTTTCACGATTTCTTCGACCCTTTCATTGTACAAGGAATCGACCAACGAATCAACTCGCTTCGGGAGTTGTGCAATCTCACAATTGTTGTCGAAAGTGATGTCGTGACCACTCCCAATCCATGCCCATTCGCTCATGTGAATACCCGAGAATTCCTTGAGCATGCGTTCGGGATTGTTCTTGGTGTTGCACTCATATGCGACATCATACCAAACAGGGTCGATTCCTCTTTTCACGACAACGATTTTGCCGCCGAGACTCTTGATTGTGTCGATTTCGTTCGGGAACCTGACATCAGTTATGACATAGTTCTTCTTTTGGTCGATTCTGGAAACTAGTGAAGATGTCCAGAGGTTCTGTCCGAAGACACCGCGACCGCATTCTGTTCCCAATAATTGCAGCGCAAGACGAGGTGACATTCGGCGACCCAACTTGGCAGACCACCATTCGTCATCTTGCTCTCTCCAATTCCTAGATTCCGCAGTCTCACCTTCTAGCAAGACCCTGTTCCAATTGAAGATGATTGATGCGGCATCTTTCAACGATTTGGCAAAAGATTCTCGGAAGAACCCATGATTCTTCACCATGAGTTCTCCGATTGTGTCTTTGCCAGAGCCAGCAAAACCCACCAGTCCTACAATCATGATTACAGGTGTCCGATGTAGTTCGCTACAGCAGGAAGGTCTCCCGAGAACCCATATGTTCCAACATGAGTCGTCCTCATCCAAGGACAGAGGAAAATCTTTCCTCCGATGTTTCTCCACCACTGGCAGAACATGTAATCTTCGGACAGATACCTATCCGACTTTCCATGGTCGATGACAGTGTCGAAATATGCGTGGATGTATCTGCTACCATCGAAATTCGCCTGACCGACATGGTCTGGACGATACCGGAATTCCGGATATGCTTCGCGGAACTTGTCGAACACTTCGCGTTGAATCATCATGAATCCCGTTCCGAGTTCGAGGACTTCAATCGGCTCATTCACGCTGAACTTATCAACGCCAGGCGCAGGATTGAATACGAACTCTCCAGTCACCTTCTGCAACTCATCGAGAGTGATGTCTGGATGCCTCTTGACAGTATCCTTGACCGCTGACCAACGGATGGATTTCTTAGGATACGGTCCGCCGATGATTTCCTTGTCCAATGCCAACATTGCGATGACATCTCTTGCATCGAAACAGATGTCGGCATCCAAGAACAGCATGTGAGTACAATCACTGCGGAGGAATTCGTCGACCAGATAATTTCTGGCTCTGGTGATTAGGGATTCGTTGAACAGGAACGAGAATCGGACATCGATTTCGTAATTCCTGCAAAGGGTCTGCAAGTCGAGAATCGACTTGACATACATTCCATAAGCCTGTCCGCCATACATCGGAGTGGCTACGAACAATTTTCTCTTCTTCAATTCATTCAAATCTACTTGTAATTGCATACTAACCTCATTTAAAGTACATGAAACATGCCCTTATTTAGGAGAAGCCGCAGGGGTTTCCTGCGGCTTCTTTTGTGTTTCCTGAATCAACCGAAGAGTGCTTCCTTGTACAGTGCGCGTCTTGCCCTTGCGATGTGGCGAGTCGCCCAATTACGGATGTACGACTTGTTCGGGGTACCGATGCGGTACGAGTACACA